AAACGGCGCAGTCCTACAGCGGATTGCTGCGTCGTCGCTACATGGAAGCAGCGAGGTCGTTGGACCAGGAGTCGCCCGTTAGTGCTCTGGACGCGCGTCTCTCTTGTTTCCTCAAAGCTGAGAAGCTCAATGTGGGAGCCAAGTTCCCCAAGCCTAGGATGATCTTCCCGAGAAGTCCTAGGTACAACTTGGCTCTTGCGTCTCGGCTTAAGCCTTTTGAGCACTGGTTGTGGGGTCGTCTCACAGCTGCTAGGCTGGGGTGTAGCGGTGCAGGGAGGTTGTCTGCAAAGGGACTCAACCCCCGTGAGAGGGCCAATCTCATCGTCCGGAAGTTTTCTTCTTTCCGGGACTGCGTGGTGTTTGAAGTGGACGGCAAGGCTTGGGAGGCCCATGTGGGCCAGCCGATGCTGCTGGGAGAACAAGGAGTGTATAGGGCTGCTTTCCCCCGTGACAGGGGATTGCGGTCGCTGCTCCTTGAGCAGTTGGTCCTTAGGGGCCGGCTGCCGTGTGGTGCGAAGTTTTCACGACCTGGGGGTCGGGCTAGCGGTGATTTCAACACGGGTATGGGGAATACCCTTGGCATGTTGGCCATTGTTGTGTCCGCGCTCGAGGCTTTGGTGGGACGTTTCGACGTTCTGGCCGACGGTGACAATGCTCTGATCTTTTTGGAGCAAACCGATCTCCAGGTGGTTTTGGGTGGTTTCGCAGCGCACGTACTCTCCAGTAGTGGTCAGGAGCTCACTCTCGAGCGTCCTTGTCGTGTTATTGAGCAGATTCGCTTCGGCCAATCTGCGCCTGTCTTTCTCGGCCCCACTAGGGGTTGGGGCATGGTCCGCGAGCCGCTGAAGGTTCTGTCTGGTGCCACCTCTTCGCACAGGTGGCTCCGGGAACCTACCTTCGCTCGTGAGTATTTGACAGGCATGGCCATGTGCGAGCTGTCCCTTGCCAGGGGGCTGCCCGTCTTGCAAGCATGGTCACTCAAGCTTCTGGCGTCCACGGGGTTTCGGGGAAAGGTACGTGCCCATCCGTACCAGGACTACTTTGTTGTTGGTGCCTTTTTCGCTGGTGTTGAGGATGTTCTGCCGGTTCTCCCCGAGGTGAGGGCCAGTTTCGAGAGGGCTTTCGGTTTGTCTCCGGAAGCCCAAGTCCACGTGGAGGCGGGTTTCGACGCCCCTAGGGAACTAGGGTTCGAAGATGTCCCGGCTTTCGTCGATCTCGATTCTGCGCACCCCGGTGTCATGGAGAGCTGGATGGACTCGCGTGTTTGAGTTGCCCCAGTTTGAGGAGCTGGTTCCGGGTTGGCGGTCCGTTAAAGGTTCTCGGCTACCTCTAGTAGGTAGGGCCGAGACAGCACGCCCGGGTGGTTAAAGGTGTCGGGGGCCGTCCCGGTGACGGGCGGTGACTGGCACCCTGCTGGGGGGCGCGAAGGCACGGTTCGCCGTGTTGGTAGGCCGTATGCAGACCAACCCTCCCTCGGGCAGGTTGGTGGCGCTTTGCATCCGACACCCGGTGGCGGTTCGTGTAGCTGGTTCCCCGCGAGGGGTTCTTTCCTCCGTCCGTCCGGTTTTTCGCTCCTCTTTCTGGGGTTTCTCTGGGCTTTCCCTGGCCCGTGTCAGTAAGGCAGGGCGTGTTTCGGGCGGTTCCCCGGCCCGAGACATGTAGCAGGGGAGGTTTTACCCGCCTTAAGGGTCCCCTCCAGGGGAG